ATACCATCCTATATGGTTTGATTTTTCACTGCTTTCTGTTATAATAAGTGCGTGTAGAATCCGAGTCTTGCGTAGATTTATTAGCAGAATGACAGAAGTTGTTTGACGATTTGGTGTACCAATTGCTATTAACATTGTTTTCTAGAGAGGTTAAAGACCTCACTACCCCAGGATGAGCCTGGGAGTTTCGACATGTCAGAGAATGTCACTAAGTGGACCTAACCACTATAAAAAAGGACTCTCTTTTGAGTTTGATACCCCTGGATGAGCCAGGGAGTTTTGTCTGTTCAGAGAACAGCGCTAAGTGGAATAAACCACTCTAATAAATTCTTATTGATTTTATCTTTAAGTCCGTCTATAGTTTAGACATCATAGTCTTTGACGCTGAATTCCGATCATATGTGTAACGGCACATTAGGATAAGGCATACATACGTTGTTAGCGGATGTAGCTATGATTTTCCCATCTAATTTGATGCTTGTATATTACGATGAATGCATATACTACATATTTCATATTTCATATTTTAATCATCAATTGTTCATTTCAAGTTAGATTTAAAACCTTAAACATTACAAAATAATTCATAAAAATTGTAAAAAGTACTCCATAAAATTACACTAATCGAGTACGAAAGAATTAGACGTGTGGAACAAGGAATTGGAAATTGTACAAATTCAACCCCAAGATATTAAGGTTGATTGTGCGATTTGAAAACCCAGAATTTATTTAGTTACTGGACCCCTCTCAGGGACAGTTAACATTTTATTGTTTAGGATATCGAGTCAGTAAGCAGGTGCTAGCAGCAGCTACACCCAGCCGAAATTCTTAATATTTGACCTCTGATTAGTATTGATTAGTATAGTCGAACTTGTGGAGTAATGACCACAACAGATTTATATGATAATTTCAAGAATTATTAAGTCTCAATAATATAGTGTTTGCTCAACCTCACGGTAAAGCGACTTTATAAATACTTGTTAGCATTAAAGTAGTTGCGAGATGCGACTATTACGTCTATTACCCACCAACTTAAAAGGTGGCGCCAAGGTGGCGGAGATCCTGCACAGCGGGAAACGGCCCGATTTTAACCTACGACACAGATACAACCATGAATAACAACCGAGATAACGAAATGAGTGCTTTCCAACGATTAGCTGCATACCTCATGTCCTTGAATGGATATGGAGATACAGTCGACACAGTTCGACCTTACGTTTTGATCGATTCCATGTGGTTTCGTGACTTGCCTACGTGTTTAGCGTATGGATTATCAATTTGTGAATATGTTCGCTTGTTTGCCAGAGTGGCTTATGAGTATGATCTTTTCTTAGAAAGAAAAGAATTTGAAGGTGTTGAATATCATTTCCAACATCTTGGCACGTGGTTTAATGTGCATACTAATGGGATCATTTCTGATTTCCTAGTAGCCTTCGCATTGATATGCTCTCTTGGAGAATATATCGATCACTACCCTCTACCTGAGAATATTAGTGTTCTTATGCGTATTGAAGACGATGAATTAGTCTTTTCTATTCTTGTCGATGGATGGAGTGGATCTTTTAGATACACTGTCTCCAAACTCATTACGATTATGAGACATATTGACCACGTAGTTGGTGTAGCACACTACAACCGACGATCAATTAATGCGATTCCTCAAAGCGGAGAATGGTTTTCTAGTCAATCAGATTCAGACGATTTTGTCAGAAACTTTGTAGATAACACCGGATCCTTTATCATGAAAGCTTCGAAATTTCCTGAAATTTCTCGATTTAATGCTTTTAACGATTTTGGAGCTCCATCATTTGAGTTCGTGCCGGACTGGCAAAGTTTGCATGATAGTAAATCTTTGCTCGATCATTTTAAGTGGTACCTTCGACAGGGCCTGGGCTTTAAAGACCAGGGAAGTTCGTTGATATCACAATATGTATCCGTTAATCCTGAGGTGGATTCCCTCGTAAAACTTGCTGAGGACGTTTCGATCCTTATATATCAGCTTAGTACATCGACTACAAATTTGAGTCGGTACATAGCCCTTGTTAATTACGCTAAACTGCGTGGTGATAAAGTGAATATTGTTTCGCTCATTGCTATCAAAGCATATGAGTTATTTGGATTTCACTCCACCCCTAAAGAGCCTGAAGTACAGGGTGCCGAACAAGTTGTCGGTGACATTCGTGTTGCCTTAGATAACATGGCTGATTTTAAGGATAGCACCTTAGTCAAGAAAATAACCAAATTTGGGTTATATGTCCTTTCTCTAGGTCTATTTCCTGCGCTTGGTTTGAACTTTGATAAGTTCAATTATGGTGTGCTCGAGCAAGAGTGCATCAAACGCACACACAAGGCTGATATGTCTTTTTTATATCATACTATTGATCTTCTTGTGTTCCTTGCTGAAAAAGGCTTCCAATGCCTACGGTTGGGACGCATTGATCCAATCTTGCATGATACTAAGTCATACTCAGAATGGTTTGAGCGTGCTTCGATACTAAAGCGAAATTCTAATTTCACTAGTAACCCCGAAGTGATTCCTGGTTTTTCAGTACAACGCTTCTTAGCTGATCTTGATGATTGCTTGGCACAAGCCTCTGCTATTTCAAAGATGGTTGATAAGAAGAATTATATGGAGAAACGCATGATTGGAAACATGATTGCTGATCTCCAATTGATTAAAATCAAAGAATTGTCTCGCCGAATGGCCCAGAAAGAACGCAAATCACCTTTTGCTGTTCTTATAGCTGGTGAATCATCTATTGGTAAAAGCTCTTTAACACAGATACTTTTCCACCAGTATGCTAAGTTGTTTGATCTTCCTAGTGAACCCGAGTTTAAATACACTCGTTTGGCTACTGAAAAACATTGGACAAACTTTGCGACATATGCTTGGTGTATCCAATGTGATGACATTGCATTCTTAAGACCAAATGGTGAACCAGATCCATCTTTGATGGAGATGTTGTTACTCAATAATAATGTACCTTATACTCCTGAACAAGCTTCACTGGATGATAAAGGTCGCACGCCAGTTCGTGCTGAATTGATTATTGCGACGTCAAATACTGAACACCTTAATCTTCATGCATATTTTTCATGCCCTTATGCTGTAGCCCGACGTTTTCCTTATGTTATCGTCCCTTCAGTTAAACCTGAATACGCCACTAATGGAGCATTGGATCCCACAAAGGTTCCAATAACACCTCCTGGTTGTTTTGATGACTTTTGGACATTCGAGATTAAACGACCTGTGAAAGGTGGTAATAGTCGAGATAGTCCACATTCATTGGAACGTATCCATAAATTTGATAATATGGCGACTTTCTTAAAATGGTATGTCCAAATGGCAACTGACCATGCGAATGTGCAGAAAAGGGTTGAAAATACGAATGACAATATGAGTACTGTACCCATGTGTGCTTCATGTAAAATCCCAACAGGAATGTGTGGATGTTACACTGAAGTTCAATCTAATACAACTGATAGTTATTACTATGCAGCTATCAAAAGAGCTGTTGATGATTTAAAACTAACTGCTTGTACATTGGGCTGGACTACTAAGGAATCTGCACTAGATTTCATTTGTCCTTTATGCACAAAAGATGTTTCCCATTATTGTGCCATTCGTGGTGTCGATGTGATTAAATACATTGGGACCGAACCTAAGCCAATTGAGTACGACCCAGAGGAAGAAGATCTTAATATTTTAAGAAATTTATATTTCCCTGATCGTCTTAAATTGATGGTTGCTGCGTGCATTATGTTTGTATTTTCTTTCACTTTTGTAGATCGCTTCATGAGATATTACTCTGGAGATTACTACAAATATAAGGTGATGTACAAATTTGTACGTAATCATGATGTCGTTAAACGTATTCTATTTAAATCTATTGCTCACAGAGCACAGAATTACATAAATGTACCACGTATCTTAACCACATTTGCTTTGGGTTCCGCAGCAATTTACTCTTCAATCTTGCTTTATGACATGTTCACTAAAGTTAAGACCAAAGAGGATCCTCAAGGGAATATTCATAGCACTGGTCGACAACCAGAGCCAGATAAAGAGGTTATTGAGAAACCATTTTATTACCATGATCCTTATATGATGAATGATCTTGATGTCACTAAAACAGCTATTGCTTGTCCACGTGACGACTTTCTTCGTAGAGTGAGTAATAATAATGTCCTCTTTAAGATGTCACTTGAACCAGGTAACACACCAGGCCGACAATGCAAAATAAATAATGCTATCAATGTTGGCGGATGTGTTTGGATGACAAGTAAGCATTCTTTACCAGGAGCTCAATTCTATCTTGATGTAATATTTGATCCCATTAATCTCAACGTCTCGCGTAATCTTAAAAACATATTGGTTAGTCCAAGTATGTTGTATGATGTGGACGGTGATGACGTCGTGTTTATCGAATTAAAACATTTGCCTCCTATGAAATCATTAGATGAATATTTTACGACTAAAGATTTTAAGTTTAGAGGAAATGCCACCACATTTGGAACTACACAAATAGGTACAAAATTTAAAACCAATCAATTAGATTTGATTAAAATTAAATCCTATGTAGTTGCTATTGACAAGACTCTTGAATTATATCAAGGGAAACTGAATGGCAACCCAACTGTGATGGGCGATTGGATCACCTGTGATTCACGACACAATGAATTTGATTTTAGGCGTGCATATAATACATGATTCCAATAAGAATACTCTGTTATCTACGGTGATATATCGTGATCTTGTGTTGAGAGCTAAAGCTTTCTTTTCTTCAGGTCAAGTGCAGAGTGGTAAAATTGAAATTAATGAACCATCTACACACCGCGAGTTAGTACCCACACATAGTAAAAGTCCTTTGCGATTTACCCAAACAGGAAGTTGCTTAATGATTGGTGCTTTGAGTGGATTTCGTGTTTCCCATACTTCGAAAGTTGAGAACACATATATTCGTGAGGCTATGATCAAACGAGGTTACAAACCTACCTTTGGGAAACCTGCTATGAATTGGGAACCGTGGTACAAGGGTCTTGAAGATCTTACGCGACCTGTAACATTACTTAACCAAGATGTGCTTAATAAAGTAACCTATAATTTTATAAGTGAAATTTTTAGCAACTTGATTGAAGATGATTTTGCAGGAGTGATGGTGTATGATGATATGACAACTCTTAATGGAGCACCTGGTGTTCGATTCGTTGATAAAATCAACAGAAATACGAGTGCGGGTTTCCCATACAAACGGAGTAAACGTCATTACATTCGTGAAGCTCCAGAGCACCTTAAACGAGGTACTGACGACATTGTTGTGAATGATGAAGTTATGAACCGTGTGAAGCAAATGATTGATAATTATGAGCAAAATACATTGAATCACACTATTTTCAATGGGAATCTTAAAGATGAAGCTAAGAAAATAACCGACAAATCTACAGGTAAAACCAAGATGACTCGTGTTTTTTGTGGTGCATCATTTGCTGCTACAATCGTGTGTCGTAAGTACCTTTTGTCTGTAATTAAACTTATACAAGAGAATACTTATGTATTTGAGAGTGCCCCTGGTATTATCGCCCAATCCCTTGAGTGGGAAGCTATGCGTGAATATTTGGGTCAATTTCCCTTAGATCGTGTAGTAGCTGGCGATTACGCGGCTTTTGACAAACGTATGTCAAGCACTATCATTCTTGCTGCTTTTGATATCATCATCGCAATCTGTGTGAGAGCAGGTTACACTGAAGAACAATTAAGAGTGGTTCGTGGTATTGCATATGACACAGCTTTCCCACACGTTGATTACAATGGTGATCTTGTGGCCTTTTATGGATCAAATCCTAGTGGTCACTCACTCACTGTAATCATTAATGGTCTAGTTAACGCCTTGTACGTGAGATATTGTTTTGAAATGTTGGGTGGTAATGCTGCCGAATTCAAACAACATGTGAAACTCATGACCTATGGTGATGACAATATTATGACTGTTCGTGAAGGATGTGATTGGTTCAATCACACTTCTATTCAACGTGTATTAGCCGATGCTGACATTACTTACACAATGGCTGAAAAAGATGCCATTTCTGTCCCGTATATTACGATCGATCAGGCTTCATTTCTCAAAAGAGAATGGAGATGGGACCCTGATGTGGGTGCCTATATGGCCCCACTAGATCAAACGTCATTTGATAAGATGCTCACAACTCGTGTTGCGTCGAAATTAGTGACACCCCAATGTCATGCAATTGATGTCATTGGATCTGCAATTAGAGAGTATTTCTTTTATGGTAAGGAAATCTTTGAGCAGAAAACGGCTATGTTTCAAGATGTAGTCAAAGAGTGTGAGCTTGAACTTTATGTGAAAGATAGCACTTTTCCCACATGGGAGCAATTGTACGATAATTTTTGGACAAATTCTCAACATGTGAATCTTAAGCGGGTATTTGTCAGACCCCAACTTAAACAACCTAAACAGACTTGGTCTGATGAAAGGCTAATCACCTCATCAGAACCACAAATAATAGATTGCTAAAACAAATACTGAGGCGTCCACCCGTAGAAGTGGACACAGTAGCCCTGTGAGACTTGATGATCAGGACAGTTTATGTTTATCCAATTATTCTGAACTCTTAGATTTAAGAGCCAGTCAATACTACCATGTAGTCAAACCCAAACAAGAACCACCAGTTTATATCTGTTGTTGTTCTCCACAAGCTGATACCGTCATTGATGGTGGAGGTAACGGAGGAACTACAGAACAAAAGACTGTTGCTTTCACTGATGAAGTGATGGGTGATGACATCGGTTGGACTGGTACAACTTCTTCGATTTCTGCAGCTGATGAGACTAAAGGAATGGGTCTTGCATCCTTTCTTAATCGACCAGTTCGAATAGCAAATTTCACTTGGAACGAATCTGATGCCGTAGGTACAACAACCTCGATCAGACCATGGAATTTGTTTTTCTCTGATGCAGCAATTAAGAACAAATTGACAAATTTCGCATTTTTACAATGTGATCTTAAAGTTAAAGTTTTAATCAATGCTTCCCCTTTTTATGCAGGAAGAATGTTTGCGTTTTATTTGCCATTACCAGCAATTACACCAAGTAGCATTCAACAACCTGCTGGATCAGGTACAAAGTACTTTATCAATTTATCACAACGACATGTTCAATTGGAAATTAATCCTACTACCTCTCAAGGTGGTGAGTTATGCCTTCCGTGGTTTTACCATAAGAATTGGCTTAATATCCAGAGCAATCAAGATACTATTGATATGGGAGAGCTTGATTTTGTAAACTTTACAACCCTCACCAGCGCTAATGGAGCATCGGGAGTGGGCGTTTCTATCCAGG